TCCACATAGCGGTTGCCGAGGAAGGTCTTCAGCTTGATTTTCTGGCCCATGTGCTCAATGACCGTCGATGAGTCGCAGAGCAGGACGCGGGTGAAGCGTGAAAACTTCTTCTTGGTCTGGGCAGCGAAATACTTTTCGTTTGTGGAGTCGATTGCGAGTCCGGCCGGGCGGTGGCCGGTGGCGTCCATACCGGCCTGGATGAGGTTGTGAAGGAGAGCCCAGGCTTCGTCCGGATCGGCTTCCTTGAAGCGGAGCGTGAGGCGCTCCACCACCCTGTTCGGATCCGTCTGCTGGGAGATCACGATGGACGACGGATTCGACTTGTCCTTGGTGGTGGTGGCTGGATCGTAGCCGATGGCCCAGGGAGCATCGGCTGAAAGGTTCCGGGCCCAGTCCGGCGGCGCCTCGCGTTCCGCGGCGATGCAACCCGCCCGGTAGCCTTCTTCCTGTGCGACGGAGATGGCGGAGAGGGAGATCGCGGCGGTGCCGCCGACGAGGAACTTGAGGCCGTAGGAGCGGTCCCAGGCGTCCCGGTCGAAGTATTTTTTCCGATGGTCGTCCGGTGAGATGGGCTTTCCGGATTCCAGATCGTATAGATTGACGCCGGCCGCCTGGGCGTCCCAGGCGTCCACGCGGTGGACCGGGATATTGAGTTCCGAGGTGTACGTGTTGCCGCAGGGATCCGGCTCGAACTCCATGCCGGGGGGCGGCGCGGCGAGATCATAGGAGAAGTGGGTGTCGTCCTCGGGGGGCGTGGTGGCCATGATGAGGTGGAAGGTCGGATCGCGCGAAATGATCGGCTCCATTTCGCCGAACAGGGCGCGGAAATCCTTGATGAATCCGATTTCGTCCATGAAGACCCATCCGGAATAGCCGCGGGCGGTGGCGACGTTGGGCGCGATAACCTTCATTCGGGAAACGACGTGCTCCGAGTGTCGGAAGGTGACTTCGAGGCGGCCCTGCTTAAAGAGATCCAGCAGATCGGATTCATCGAGACCTTCGCCGTTGGATTCGATCTCGATCCCCTTGCCTTCCGAGACTTCGCGGAGGGTTTTGAGGAGTTCGCCGAAGATCTGGGTGGCCTTGAAGGGCAGCTCAGCGCCGACGGAAAGGGATGCGGACACGAACGTGCAGAGGATTCCAGGGTTTTCGAGCATGACCTGGAGGATCTTGAAGGCGAACAAGGTGGACTTGCCGGCCTGGCGACGCCAGAGCAGGAGGCAGACGCGGAGGGATTTCATCCACCGCGATGCGAACCGCTGGTAGCGGGTGAGCTTCATTCTTCGTCCTTCTCCATGTCGGCCATGAGGTCGATGAGCTGCTGGACCTTGATGGACTTTTCGGCGCCGGAGAGAGCGATATCGCGTGCGCGCTTGTCCTCGAACCAGGAAAGGAACTGGTTGGCGACCTGGAAGCGGAAGCGGTCGCGGTCGAGTTCGGCGGATTCCTGGGCGATCTGGACGCGGCGCTTGTCGAGTTCGGTTCGGGTGGCGGCGGTGACGGCGGACTTGAGGGATGCCAGTGTGGCGGCGGCCTTGATGGGGTTGAGGTCCGGGTCGGAGAGCTTGTCTACAAGATCGAGCATGGTGCGGTCGATCATGTCGAAGCCTTCGGCCTAGATTTCGCGGCGGATGGATTCAGCTCGGGCGCGGCGCTCGTCGAGCTTGCGCTGTTCGGCGAGCCATGCCGGGTAGTGGAGCTTCGACTTTTTGAAGGCGGAGAAATTCTGGGGTTTGTATGGGCCGAGCTTGCGGGTGGCGAGCCAGGCATTGAGCTGGCGCCAGGACTGGCGGTCGCGGATGCGGGCGCAGAGTTCCTCGCGGATCTCGAACGGGAGGCGGGTGAGCGGGGTATTAGGGGATGTTGCGCTCACGGAAAATAACTCCTTCCGAGGTGATTTGGTAATCGGAGAGGCCGGCGAGCTTACGGGGGACCTCCTGGACGAGGCCGAAGCCCATGAGGACGGCCAGGGCATCCTTGACGTGGGACTCGTCGAATTCAGCATCGACGGCCTGGCGGAGGTCGCGCTTCCGGGTCAGTTCGGAAACGGAGAATACGCGGGTCGGGCGGTCTCCGAGAAAGGCGACGATGGCGTTGCGGATCTGTTCACGGGTTTCGGTGTTCATGCCTTGTGCTCCCGAATGTGCTGCTCCAGTGCGCCCTGGAGGCCCTCGATTTTGCCTTCGATCCGGCCGAGTGAGCGGTCGGTGTCTCGTGCGGTCTGGCCGGTTGTGGTGATGAGCGAATCGAGCTTCTTTGACTGTTCGAGGCTGGATGTAAGAATGAGCCGGACCTCGCGGTCGATGCGGTCGTTCAGCGCATGGACTTCCTCGTCGAGTTCCAAACGCGTGGCATAGTTTTTCGCGAGTTCCTCGGCGAGCGGCGGCTGCCTGCGGTTGAGTTTAACGACGGCGACGACGGCGACGACGATGGCAGAGACGGATGCCAGCACGGATATGAGCGGCCAGGCGAATTGAGCTTCATTCATGCGGATATACCTTTCAGGCACGGAGCGCCGACGCCACACTCCCGCGGCATGGAGCGGGAGGTGACGCCGGCGCAAATGGTTTGTCGGATCACGGCATCCTCCTTGCTGCGAGATCGGTGGCGCGGGCCTCCGGCTTGGTGATCGTCCATGCCCAGGACGTTCCAGAAACGTCCGTGATTCTGAATTCCACGCCTGCTGGATAGGATGCGCCGGGCTTGCTGAAGCGGTAATGCTCTCGGCCTCCGTTGGCGACGCCGGTATAGCGCGCCGGCTCGAGCTGGCTTCCGCCATAGTGCAGCGAGCCGGCCGTGGATGTTTTGCCCGCAAACGCCGCGGGGAGAAGGACGACCAGCTTTTTCTCTTCCGACACGGGCTTCCACAAAAATCCGCGTTCCTTTCCGGTCAGATTGGTGGCCAGCGCCGCGTCGGCGAGGCCAACGTCGAGATACTCCGCGGGGATGTTGCCTTGGCAGTTGGCGAGAGACTGCGTCCATAGGATCCAGCCCTTTCCCGACGCCTCCATGAGGCGGACGCGCGAGCGGACGTTAGAGCCATTGACGGCAGTGTCGCCATCCGTGTTCCAGACGGTATCCGGCGGCGTGTTTTCGCCGTGGTGAGAGCGAGCCCACTCGACGCGCTCGGCATCCAGGGCTGCGCGGATGGATTCGTGGGCCGGGATGGCGGAGGCATAGGGGTTGATGAAGATTCTGTTGGAGAAGCCGGCGGCACGGAGGTGTCGGGCGAGCTGAAGGGCAAAGTCGGCGGATTCCGGGTGTTCGGGTTCGATGGAAAGCTGGATGTGGATGTGATCGAAGAGCGGCGCCAGGGAATCGAGGAAGTCCTTTTCGTAGCGGAGACGGGTGGCGGAGTAGAAGTCGGCCGGCGTATCCGGCTGGCCGCCGATGGACGGGACACTGCCGGCCTTCCGGCGGACGGCCCAGTCGTTACGGATGATGACGACGGGCGTGAGGCCGGCATCGATGGCGGCCGTGAGATTGGCGGTTGCGGCGGCGGTCAGCTTGGTGGCGGAGCGGCCCTTGACGATGTAATCGCGCTGTCCTTCTCCGGTCTGTAGGTCAACCAGGGAGGCGACGGCGTTATAGCCGGCTGCCTTGAGGGCGGCGGCCTGACTGCGGACCAGGGAGGTGTCGCGATAGACAAACATGGGCGTGACCATGGCGGCGCGCAGCTTGGCGGACAGGTCGGATGGGGCGGCTGATTTGAGTTTTAGCTTCGACAGTAAGGCGGAAACAACCAGGCGGAATCGGTCCTCGGAGTCGAATGCCGGCCTGACCTTGGAGACGGCCCACGCCACCTTGTCGCGGAGGGTGTCGCCGCGAAAAAACGGGAGGACGGCCTTGGCGATCTGGGCTGGCGTCTGCGGCTTTTCGATGGCGACGGCGAGAAGCAGGACCGGATCAACGTTGTCCACGATGATTTGAGCGAGGCGGTACGCCTCGATTTTGGAGAAGCTGACGGCCATTATTCCTCGGCGAGTCCGGCGCGGATGAGGGCTTCGGCGATTTCGTTGACGAGGTCTTCGTCCGGCGGGCTGGAGGCGGATGCGGTGCCGGTTTCCACGCCGGCCGGCACGGATTGACCTCCAGCGGTTCCGGTTCTTGCCCACTCATCCTTCCAGGTGATCCTGGACGGATCGGGTACGGGGGTTCCATCGTAGAAGTAGGTGCGAGTGAAGGAGAATCCGGCGAGGGGGTCGCCGTCCGCCTGGCGTTTCTTGACTGCCTTTGAAATGGCGGCGAGAGCCTTTGCGTAGTC